TACAGAAGGTTGAACATACTACAAAGATAGGTTCACGATGTGAATACAGGGAACCGAATGTAGTTGATGATTGTATTTTATATGAGAATGGAGAACCGATAGGCTTCTATATTACCAAGATGCCTGATAGGATGTGCAAACTTGCCGACATAGCGAATAGCGAGTTCAATAGTAAGCGAGTGCCGAAAACAAAACTTGACAGGTCGGATGTGTTGAAAGCACAGATAGAGAATCCCGGAATGACAAGGGAACAGGCGAGGAAGATAGGCACAACACAGATGTCAGTTATATTAGGAAGCGTTCCACCGAAACCACAATTCATGCGTTACTATGGTACTATATCATCCGTTCATGGAGTTGAATCAGCACAGACATTCATAAAGGCTATGCTAATGTTAGCAAAAGAAAGCGAACAGGTTATCAAAGAATATATGCCGGAACAATATGCTAGACAAATGAAAATCTTTGAAGGAGTTGATGAGAAGTGGCGATTCGCTAATATGTTTACAAGTTCTATTTCAAATTATAATATATCAGCACCATTCCATCGTGATACAGGCAACATAGTTGGTGCGGTCAATGTCATTATCTGTAAGAAACACAATGCCAAAGGTGGCGACTTACACGTTCCTGATTATAATGCCACATTCGGACAACAAGATAATTCAATGCTCGTTTACCCTGCGTGGAAGAATGTTCATGGAGTTACCCCTATCATCCCAACATACGAGGGGGGATATAGGAATAGTTTAATATTTTATCCACTCAAAGCATTTCTCAATAAAGAAGATGGACAAGAAAAGGCACATAGCGAAAACAATATCGTATAGAATAGTAAGCACATTAATAGGATTTGTGATTATGTATATGGTTAGCGGTTCAATCAAGGTAGGAGCAACATTCAGCATCGCTGAAATACTATACAAGCCACTACAATATTACATTCACGAAAGGATATGGTATAAATATATTAAGTACGGATTAAAAAAATGAATATGATTTATTGGTTCTGCGGACAACCCGCATCAGGCAAAACAACACTAGCAAAAGCACTTATTGAAAAACTAGGCACAAAGCACGTGCATATTGACGGCGATAACCTTCGTGAAGTATTACAGAACTTTGATTACACTAGGGAAGGCAGGGAAAAGAACATACAATCTGTATTAGATATTGCAAGGTTTATGGATAACGAAGGCTATGATGTTATCATTAGTGTAGTTGCCCCCTATAACGAACACAGGAGGGCATTAAAGGCTTCAAATCAAATGGTTGAGGTATATGTCCACACTAGCGAAATTCGTGGCAGAGAGAAGTTTTTTGTAGCAGAATTTGAAGTTCCAACGGAAGATTATATAGATATTGATACTACACACGAATCAGTAGAAAACTGCATTATTAAAATTCTAAACAACAAATCAAATGGCTTGGGTTAAAAGAAACTATGGTGGACAACCAACAAAGAACAAGGATAAGAAAAGGGCGATATTCATAGGAAGGTATCAGCCTTATCATTTCGGTCATATTCAATTGATTGAACAGAAATTACACAAAGGAGTGCCTGTTCTTATACTTATAAGGGATATTGAACCCGATGCTGGTAATCCGTTCACATCACAACAGACAAAGAATATGATATTGAAATATCACAGGGAAAGGAAACAAGATGTTGAGGTTATGATTATCCCTGACATAGAATCTGTGAACTTTGGCAGGGGTGTAGGCTATGAGGTAAACAAATATACCCCGACAGAAGAAATAGCGAACATATCGGCTACCTATATTCGTGAATCAATTAAATTAGGGAATGGCAGTTGGCGACAATTAGTTCCCGAAGAATTACAAGAGGATATCATTAGTAATATTATGTAATATGGCAAACGAAGAAAACCTAATACCATTCAAGAAGGGAGAAAGCGGTAACCCGAATGGCAGACCAAAGAAGTTTACAACCCTACTAAAAGAAATAGGGTATAAGCAATCCGAAATCAATGATACCATACAGAATATGTTAGGTATGAATATGGAACAACTGAAAGATATAGTTCAAAGCGATGACACGACTATACTAGAAAAGACAATAGCCAATGCTCTATATCGTTCATTTAGGAAAGGTAGTTTGTATTCTATTGACACACTACTAACAAGAGTATATGGTAAACCAAAAGAACAAATCCAATTAGAAGGGGGTCTAAACCTTACAGGAGTAGAAGTCCAAATCATAAAACGTGAGCGATAAACTTGTAATAAAAGGAAGTGAAGTATACGAAAAGAATGCCTTATCCAAAAAGAAAATACGAATCAACAGAGGCGGTACTCGTAGTACAAAATCATATTCAATCTGTCAGTTAGCAGTTGTATGGTTGCTGACAGGTAGGATAGGTAATGCCTTTGATGAAAAAGGTACATTCAGTATAGTTCGTAAATTCCTACCATCATTAAGGAGTTCAACATTGAGGGACTTCATAGAAATACTAGAAGCCACAGGGTTACAAAATACAATAGATTACAACAAATCAAACTTTGAGTTTAAATACAATAACAGGATTGTTGAATTCTTTTCAGTTGACCAAGAAACAAAGTTAAGAGGCCGTAAGCGAACCCATCTATTCGTTGATGAGGCAAACGAAATAAACAAAATAGAGTGGCAACAATTACTATTTAGAACGACAGGAACTATCTTCCTAGCCTTAAACCCATCATCACCAAACCATTTTATCAAAACAGAATTAGAAGATGTACGTCAGTACACAGAAAATGATGTTGAGGTAATTGTAAGTAATTATAGGGATAACCCATTCTTACAGGATTCTGTAATTATGGAGATTGAACTATTGAAAAAGACAGACCCTGCGTTGTGGAACGTATATGGGATAGGCGAATGGGGAACAATAGAAGGCTTGATATTCAATAACTTCAATGCCTGTGAATCTATACAGGGCGAATTGTTAGGCTACGGCCTTGACTTCGGTTATTCTATTGACCCGACGGCATTGGTTGAGGTAAGGAAACACGAAGGGCAACTTTATGTTCAAACATTGATTTATGAACGTGGATTGACAAATCAAGATATAAGTAAACGTATGCGTGAACTTAATATCCAACAACATACTACAATCATAGCAGATAGTGCCGAGCCAAAGAGCATTGAGGAACTATATAGGGATGGATGGCGAATGATTAAGGGAGCGAACAAAGGAAAGGATAGTATCAACAATAGTATAGATATATTGAAGCGATATAAAATTAATTTTGTAGCAGAAGATATAATTGGCAAAGAAGTGCTAACTTACAAGTACAGAACAGAACGAGATGGCACATTAACAGGTCAGCCAACAGATTTATATAACCATGCCATAGATGCCCTACGTTACTTTGCCTTGAACGAATTGAAGGTTAGTAACAAAGGACTATACACTTTTAGATAAACGATAACCTAAAAAATATATTTACAATTATGTGGGATAAACTGACAGTCGGACAATTCATAAGCCTTTATGATATTGAATTAAGCGAACAACTGAATATTGTTGAAAAGCAGCAAAAGATGTTAGCCGTAGTGGAAGGAAAGAGTGAGGAAGAATACGAAACAATAAAGTATAGGCAATTAGTTCAAGATTATGCTGCAAAGTTAGAGTTCTTTAACAATGTGCCGGAATGTAAACCTGTTGATTACCTAGTGGTAAATGGCAACAGATATAAGTTCTGTTTTGAATTAACTGAAATTACCGCAGGACAATATATTGACATCAACCATTTTAGCGGACAGATTATGCAGTTAAATAAAATTGCTGCCTGTTTCTTTCTGCGTATGAAGGGTGATAAGTATATGGAGTACGGAAGTGTGCCACACGAAGTTGTAGCAGAAGATTTGTTGGATGCTAGATTTGTAGATGTTTATGGTTGTATGCTTTTTTTTTATCAATTATTCAAGGAATTAATAAGCGATACCATAACCTCTTCAAACCTGACGGAAGAAACGAGAGCGGCACTACTTCGTTTATGGAACGATGGGGTTGGGTTCATTCCACAAAAGAAATAGCGGACTTTGAAAATATTACGCTGACAGAAGCCTACAAGTTACCTGTCATACATTATTTGAATAGTCTAGCATATTTAAAAGATTATAATAAACACAAAGAAGCATTATATAACCAATGGGAGTTGCGACACAGGAACAAGTAGATGCCTTATTCAATATAGGTGGCAGAAGGCTCAAAGAAAATGAGTACATTGTTGAAGTAGAAAATGCTTTACAACAGAATGTCAAATCTATATTGGATAGATTAGGTATTGACCTTGTCGCTAGACTTGAACAATTAGTTCCACAGGCTTCGGGCAGATTGGTTAGTTCAATAGCAGTTATCGGTGCGAAAGAAAAGAGTGGAGTATGGAGATTAGAGATTGGATTCGGTGATGCAAATTATACCGATTTCATTGATAAGGGTGTGAAGGGTGTAGCAGGTAACCCAAAAAATAAAATGTTCTATAAGAACTCTGATGGTAAATATTATCAGTTCAAGACTTATGGTATGCCGCCAGAGGCACTAGCGAACCTAGAAGGATGGGCGAAAAGGAAGAACATAGAATTAAAGGCTACTAACCTAATTGAAAACACAGAAGGAAAAAGAAGAAAGAAATTAAAACAGATTACAAGTCCTGCTAGTAGATTAGCATATTACATTAAGAAATATGGTATTGAAGGTACGAACTTTAAACAAAGAGCAGTTGATGATGTTACACCATTCTATATAACAGAACTTGAAGAAGTAGGTGCTAACTCATTGATTTTAAAAGTAACTAAAAAATGATAACATTAGTACAACCTACACCAAGCATACTGCCTACATTCAACAGGATATTATACAGGATATCAAGCACGAATGCTAACGAAACAGGCTTTAAGTATGTTGTGAAAGTATATAACATTAGCAACGAATTAATAGCGACTGCTTATTATGATAGTCCTGCGAATCCTGCTGATGAAGTTGAATTTGATATAAGTAAGTTAGTATCAGCATATTATAATTTCACGAATGGCTTTTACCAAAGTGGCACATCATCAAATAGTGCAGGTATTATATTCCCATTCTATATCAAGTGCTATGAATACTATATGCTGAATGATGAGTATGTAATTGTACTCAACACAGAAGTTGTATCAACAACTAAATATGGACTTGCGGCTGCGTTACCATTACTTGAATTAAAGAATTGGTATGCTAACTTTGGCCAATATAATGGCAGTAGCACAACCATATACAAACCATTAACAGATTGGACAATAATGAAATGTAGAAGCACAGATTCACAAATCATAGGCTTTTACAATGATGGAAAGGTTACTAACCTAGAATTGTTGGTTACATATGCCAACGGAAGCACAACTACTTTCTATATCACTCCAACTGCTCCTGTCGGTAATATGATTTCATATTTCAAAGTTACACCATTGACTTATGGTGGAACAACAGATAACATTCAACTCTTTGTGAATTGGGCGAATGGTGGAGCAAGGAGATATGCAATAGGAACTATCTATGTGCAATCCTGTGGTAAATACGAACCAATAAGGATAGCCTATCTGAATCAGTATGGCACTTATGACTTTTTCAATTTTGATTTAGTTAGCAAGACAAGTTTTGATATAGAAAAGAAAGGGTATCAAAAGGATTATTCAGGAGATATCTACAATGCAGACAATATAATAGTTAAGAATACAAATCCTATATACTATACGAAAGAAACACAAAAGTATAAGTTAAATAGCGACTACCTCACAGACGCACAAAGCGTCCTTATAAGACAACTTTATAACTCACCGCTAGTTTATATGAACCTAGTGAATGACACACAAATTACCCCATCGTGGATTCCTGTAAAGCCTATTGCCAATAGTTATGAATTAAAGCAAAGTATTAGCGATAAGTTATTTAATTTGGAAATAGATGTTGAATTTGGTTTAGTAAACACAAGACAATCTGTATAGAATGGGTGCAAAGTTATATTTAGAAACATACGAAGTTGATACATTAGGCGATATAGATGTAGATTTTACATATTCTATTGCCGATATTACTGATATTGAACGCAGAAGCACATCCTATTCTAAAACAATAGTATTGCCTTCTACAACTAGAAACCAAAAGATATTCGGTAACATATTTGATATATCAGTAGAAAACGATTATGATGAGAATGATAGGAACGTACTATCTAACTTCAATCCATCCAAACAGGCGAAGGCACAAATATTCCTAGACAATGTAAAAATATTTGATGGGGTATTGAGGCTGATTAAGATTAATAACAAGAACGGAGATATAACCTATGAAACAAACGTATTTGGTAGGTTGAGGGATATATTACATACATTAGGCGACAAGACACTAGCCGATTTGAATTTTACGGACTATGACCATACATGGAATAACAATACAATAGCACAAAGTTGGAACAGAACAGAATGGGTTGATGGTGCAAATAATTATGTATATCCCTTGGTTGATTATGGTTACACATTAGATAGCGTTACATACCCTTTAATTAGTTTCAAACCTGCCGTATTCATTCGTGAGATATTGAAAAGAATATTTGCAGAAAGCGGTTTTGAAATTCGTGCACCATTCTTTGATACTCAATACTTTAAGAAATTAATTCTCGTAACTGCTGAAAAGTCAATTACTAAACAAGTCAGTACATTACTCAATCAGACATCAGGATTTGAAGAAAGCATAGGTAATGTAAGCCTATGGAATCAGTTGATTAGTTTTACAAGTGTAGCAGCAGAAGGATTTACGATTAGTAATGGTGGAACAAGGTTTACATGGAATAGAGCACAGACATTGAATACAGGTGTAAACTTCAATCACAGAATACATCTAGTTGCACTAGAATCAGGAACGGCAGTTGTATGGGTTATGCGTGTTAAGAAAAATGGTGCAACAATTATTTCAAATTCTAGGACTGTCTATTTTAGCGGCAGTTACCAAAGTTATTATTGGGATTGGGCAGCGACATGGGCAGGTGATATAGCACAGAATGATTATTTTGAGGTACAAATAGAGGCACAACAAATTGGGGCATTAATTTTCCCATACACAAATCCATACATAGATACACTTGTAATATGTTTAGACATGAACCTTGTGATAGGTAATACTGTACCTGTTGCGGTTGATTTGACAGAAGGCGATACTATGAAAATATCCTATACGTTGCCAAAGTCAATGAAACAAAGAGATTTTCTAAAAAGCATTATCACAATGCATAACTTGTATATCCTTCAAGATAAATTACAAGATAACGTATTAGAAATTATACCATATCCATTATTCTATAAAGCATACAAGGATGAGGCACTAGATTGGACAAATAAACTAGATGTCAGTCAAGATGTGGCTATATTACCGACAAGCGAAATAACTGCCAAAGAATACAGAATACAATTTGATGATGACAATGATTATTGGGGTCAGTTTTATAAGGCCAAGTATAACGAAGGGTATGGTGAAAGCAGGGTTATATTAGATAATGACTTTGAGTTAGACACACAAACATTGAAAGTAATATTTGGAGCACCTGTTATGCGTGAGGAAGTACAGGGTAGAATTATGCTTCACTTATACAAAGTTGAAAACGGAGTTAAGGTCAAAGATAATTTCAAACCAAGAATAGCATATTGGAAACCCGAAGTACAATGTCCTACTATGTGGACTATGTCATACAATGCAGGTGCATCATCCTATTCAGCATATCCATACGCAGGACACTTGAACGACCCGATTGACCCTGTTGCAGATTTATTATTCGGTACTCCAAAGGAAGTATATTTTAGTATATCTGTATATCCAGGAGCAAACTTGTATGGTGCTTATTATGAACCACTTATATCTTTGATTGGAGATAAAGATAGCAGAGTACTTCAAGGTAATTTCTATCTCACTCCACAGGATATTATGGATTTAGATTTTAGAAGGATAATAAAAGTAGGAAAGCATTTCTATCAATTACAAAAGGTAGATAGGTTCAATCCAATAGCCAATACTACTTCTTATGTATCTTTATTTAAAATACTCAAAGATTTACAACCAACAGACTACGACTTCATACTTCTTGAAACTGATTTCTATATGTTACAAGAAAACGGAATAAGTAGATTTTATATTTAAAGATATGGCAGATAAAAGGATAAGTCAGTTAGTAGAAAGGGTAACACTCGCAAACAATGATGTGTTCCCTATCGTTGCTTCGGGGGCAACCACAACTAACAAAGTAACATTACAGACTATTGATGATTACATGCAAACCAATTTGGATTTCGGAGTTACTTCGGTAGCGATGACAGTCCCAACAGGTTTAAGTGTAACAGGAACTCCCGTAACATCAACAGGAACTTTTGTTGTAACATTTACGGCAGGTTATTCTATACCTACAAATGCAAAACAAACAGAATGGGACACAGCCTATAATTTAAGAATTACAAGTGCTACTGCTCCGTTAGGTATTGCTAGTAATGTTATATCTATCACACAATCAGGTGCTTCAAGTAATGGTTATTTAAGTTCAACAGATTGGAATACCTTTAATAACAAACAGAACGCATTAACTTTTGGAAACTTAACAGAAGATACAAGTTCTGTATTGACTATCACAGGTGGAACAGGTTCTGTAATTGGTAGCGGTACAACTATACAAGTTAAACAAGCGAGTGGCAGTCAAGATGGATTTTTAGATTCAGCAGATTGGACAACATTCAATAATAAACAAAACGCATTAAGCGGAACAGGTATTGTAAAAAGTACAGGCGGTACAATTACATACCTAACTGATAATACAAGTAATTGGGATTCAGCGTATAATGATAAGATTAATAGTGCATCTGTAACAGGGACAACTACTAAAACACTTACACTCAATCAACAAGATGGTGGAACTATCACAACTACTTGGACTGATTTAGATACAGGTACTGTCACTTCCGTTGGTGTTTCTATGCCATCTGCGTTTAGTGTGGCCAATAGTCCTATCACTTCTAGTGGAACAATAGCCATCACAGGAGCAGGAACTATCAATCAGTACATTGATGGAACAGGTGCGTTACAAACATTCCCATCTATTATTTCACAGGCTACTAATTTAGTAACCGAAGTATATAATAATAGTGGTGCTACATTATCCAAAGGGACTGTCGTTTATATAACAGGCGGTCAAGGTAATCTACCAACAATTAGCAAAGCATTAGCAACAGGCGATGCCACATCTGCTCAAACGTATGGTGTTGTTCAAAACGATATAACCAATATGAACAATGGTTATGTAGTAGTTGCTGGTAGATTAATTGATTTAGATACACAGGCTTATGCTAACGGAACGCAGTTGTATTTAAGTGGAACAACGGCAGGTGCATATACAAGTACAAAACCATATGCTCCTATTCATTTAGTATATGTAGGTATTGTAGTACGTTCACATCCAACGCAAGGAGTAGTAGAAGTTAAGATACAGAATGGATATGAAATGGATGAACTCCATAATGTATCTGCTCAAAGTCCTAACAATAATGATATCCTTCAATATAAAACTGCCACAGGGTTATGGACTAAAACGGCAGGAACTACATCTAATATAGCAGAAGGTTCAAACCTATACTATACAGATGCTAGGTCAAGGGCAGCGATTAGTGAATCTGTTACAGGTTTAGATTATAATAGTTCAACAGGTGTACTATCTACAACAACAGGATATGCTATACCAACTACTGCTAGTCAAACAAATTGGGATGCGGCTTATAACGACAAAATAAATAGTGCGGCAGTTTCAGGCACAACGACAAAGACATTAACATTAACGCAACAAGATGGCGGCACAATTACGGCTTCATGGACTGATATAAATACTGATGCGGTTAGTTCCGTATTCGGTAGAACAGGAGCAGTTGTCGCAACAAGTGGCGATTATAATACAGACCAAGTAACAGAAGGTTCGTCAAACCTTTACTTTACTAATGCTAGGTCTAGGTCAAGTATTACCTTGACTACAACAGGAACAAGCGGTGCAGCGACTTATAATAGCACCACAGGGGTATTAAATATCCCTTCTTATGTTGGTGGAGTTACTAGCGTAAATACATTAACAGGAGCAGTCGTTCTAACTACTAGCAATATTGCAGAAGGTACTAATTTATATTACACAGATACAAGGGCGAGAGCGGCAATTAGTTTAACAACGACAGGAACAAGTGGTGCGGCCACATATAGCGGTGGAGTTTTGAATATTCCTAACTATTCATTTGCAGAAACAGATACATTAGCATCTGTAACAGGCAGAGGTGCGAGTACATCAACTGTAAGTTCATTTAATGGAGGTATTGTAGTAGGTGAAAAATTTACATTTGGAGGAGTATTTGGTTATAAAGGTTACAATATAAATTTAACAAATTCAGTTCCTGAAACTACGAGTTGGGTTAAGTTAGGTACTGCTAGTCCTTTCACCTTAATAAAAATTTATTATAGAACAGGTAATAGTGGAGCAGAAGAAACAGGTGAAATAAGAATTTCTAATACTTGTACACAGCCATTTATAGAATGGTCAAGAAATACATACAACCCTATGTGTAGGGAAGTAAGAGCAAGAATGACAGGTGGTTGTGGTAGTTGTGAAATATGGGTATTAGTAGTACATGGTAGTTCTTATGGAACAGATACATATTTTACATGGCAAGTTCATGATGGTAATGATTCTAATTTCATTGTATCAAATGCTACAGGTACTCCCGGAACAGGCACAAACCAAGTTTCTATAAATACAACTGATGGTTATTTTTATAGAAGTACAGGTAACATAGGTATACAAGGTTCAATTACTGCTAGTAATTTTAGTGGTACAAGTAGTGGTACAAATACAGGTGACCAAACATTAAGTGGATTAGGTGGTGTACCTACAAGTAGGACATTGACAATCAATGGTACTGCCTACGATTTGAGTGCGGACAGAAGTTGGACAATAGCAGCAGGTGTTCCTACTAATAGAACAATAACAATCAATGGTACTGCTTACGATTTAAGTTCTGATAGAAGTTGGAGTGTGGGTACTGTTGTTGGTAATTCTAATATACTTGCAGATGCAAATGCAGCAAATGTAACACAACTCGGTGGCTATTATACAGGATTTAATCCTAGTAATATACCAGCAGGTCAATCTAGTGGTGATTGGGGTTTAACGACATTCCCTTTGTGGACAGGTAACTCAACAGGTGAAAGATATTCTGTACAACTTGCTGCTAATATAGATTCTAATGATAATATCTATATTAGAAAGTTTTTTTATGTTAGTTCAGTAACAAGGTCAGCATGGCATATGTTATTACATAGTAGTAACTATTCTAGTTATGCTTTGCCATTGTCAGGTGGTACAATGACAGGTGATATACTGATGGGTAATAACCAAAACAGAATCATTAAGTTTAGAACTGCTACTGCTTGGGATTACTCATTAAAAGGTGTAAATGATGATTTTTTTATTACAGATAATCCCGGATTGAATTTTATTGGACTTTATTATAATGGAGGTGGCAATAGTAGATATACTTCTATTATGGGAAGTATGAATATTTATGCTAATGGTGCAGTTAATATAGGAGGTGCTACAACAATTAGTGGTCAATTAACAACACAAGTAAGTGATACAGGAGTAGGCACAAAAACTATTGTATCTACATTTGAAAGAACAGGGGCAGAACCATCAAGTGCAAGAGAAGTTGGAATAGTTTTTAAAGATGGTAATAATCCAACAATTGTAGGTGGAATAACAGGTATAAGAAACAACTCAGCAGGGAATTATATAGGTGGTTTGAAGTTTTATGTAATGAATACGGTAAGTACACCTGCTACAAGTTTTTCAAATTTAACTTGTTCTTTTGAATTAAGTTATGATAAGTCTGCTACATTTACTGGTAATGGTGGTAGAATAGTTAGAATTGATGGACCTTCTAATACTGACAACTATTTGAGTTTACATTCAGGTAGTATTGAAATGTTTATAGATGCAGATTATACTAATAATTCAGGTATTGTTGGTACACAATCAGCACATAATTTGATTTTAAGAGCATCAGGTGATAACAAAGTTATTGTAACAACATCAGGTGTAATGAGGCCAAATACTAATGGTAGTCAAGATTTAGGTAGTTCTAGTTATAGATGGGCAACTGTCTATACATCAGACTTGGATATGTCAAATGGTATTGGAGATTACACTATTGTAGAGGGGTATGAAGATTTGTTCTTGTACAATAATAACACAGGAAAAGTATTCAAATTTAATTTGACAGAGGTAGATAAGTCAGTAGCAACTCCTAAAAAAATTAATAATGGAAAATAGAGAATATGTAATATTTAATGTTTCAGAAATTGACAAAGTAGATTTTAGTCAAGTTCTAGAAACATCTAAGGATACAATAAGGACATCTTATGATGGTAGTTTAACTTTTATCAAATTTGATACTGAACAAGCACCAAGTTTCCTAAAAGAAATGACTACAATACAAGGAATGTATAATCATGAAGAAATATTAGCAATAGTGAATACTCAACAATGGAGTAAGCCAAACCCTAAAATAGATTAAGATGCCTCTTGATATAAACACAAATATAATTACAGGTAGCACAGTCAAGATGTTCAATGATACAACACCATTGACAACAGGCTTGACATATTTATTTGATGCAGGTCTAGGAAATTCATATCCAGGCTCAGGTACATCATGGTTTGAATGGGTTTCAAATACAACTACTGCTATACTTACAAATGGTCCAACACAATCAAATGATGGTGGTGGTAGCATATTGCTTGATGGTACTAATGATTTTA